GACGAGAAGACCGACGGCGACCCGGACAACCTGGGCGACCGTGCGGCCCTGGCTGAGGCCCGTGGCCGAGCCCTGGTGGCCGCCAACGAGCTGCGGCAGCGCGACGAGCAGAAGCGACTGCGCGCGCAGCTCGAAGGCGACGCCGAGGACAAGCCGGCCCGCGGCCGGGCCGCCGGGAAGCGCAACGCCGCCGCCGCGAAGGCGCCCGAGCAGACCTGATGAGGGGGTGGCGCCGTGGGCGCGCTCGTGTACGTCACCGGCCAGGACGTGGGTCTGCGGACCACCGTCCTGGACGCCACCGGGGCCCCGGCCACCGGCACGCTCGCCGTGTCGGTGACCGTCACGGACCCGACCGGCGCCACCACCTCCCCCGCGGCCGCGAACGCTGGCGGCGGTCTCTACACCGCCGTCGTGCCCGCCGTGTCCGCGCCCGGCGTCTGGCGCTACCGCTGGACCGCGACCGGCACGGGCGTCAACTGGGCTGACGAGGGCCAGTTCCAGGTCCGGCCGCCCGGCATCGAGCAGGTCGTCGACCTCGCCTCGGTCAAGGCCCACCTGAACATCAACGACTCCCGCCAGGACGACGAGCTGGTCGGCTTCATCCTCGCCGCCGGGGACCTGTCCCGGGACGTCGTGGGCCCGATCCTGCCCGAGACCCACACCGAGTGGCACAACGGCGGCTCCCGCACGCTGACGCTGGACTGGGCGCCGCTCGCCTCCGTGCAGTCCGTCACCGAGTACATCGCCGCGACCTCCTGGACGCTGACCGAGCAGCCGCTCGGCACCTCGACGGACGCCTACGGCTACACCGTCGACCTCGACACTGGGCAGATCACCCGCCGCGCCGTCGGCGACGCCGTTCCCTTCCCCTACGGCACCAAGAACGTGCGCGTCGTCTACACCGCCGGCCGTGGAGGCGTCGCCCCCTGGGCGGTGCGCCTGGGCGCGCTGGAGCTGATCCGGCACCTGTGGCAACTCACCCAGCAGGGCGGCGGCCGGACCCGCGTAGGCGGAAACGCCCTCGACAGCGACGGCGGCTCGGGCGTGCCTTCGGGCTTCGCTTTGCCCAACCGGGTGCTGGAGCTGTGGAAGCCCGCCAAGCGAGAGCCAGGAATCGCATGACCGACATCCCGTCCTCGACCGCCCCGGCAGCTCGCCGGTACCTATTCGAGCAGTTCACCGCTCAGATCACTCCAGACCCGCTCAGCACGCGGTCGTCACTGGCGATCGTCTACGACGACGTGGGCACGAACGCCCCCGACGACGTGATCATCGTCGGTCTCGTCACGCGCCAAATCGGCGTGAACTCCATGGTCGGCGGGGGCGGCGCCGGGTGGCTCGACGAGCGGTACACGATCGCGGTCACCATCGACGTCTTCCGCGGCGGTGATGACGCCGCAGCCGTGTTCGACCGGGCGTCTCTGCTGCTCGACCAGGTGTGCGCGATCGTCCGGGATGACCCCACGCTCGGCACCGCAGTGAACAGCGCGCGTCCGACCACATCGCAGACCGACGGCGAGTGGGACGAGGAGCACACCGGCCGCCACTCCCTCGTCACCCTCGACATCGAGTGCTACGCCCGCATCTAAGGAGGGCCCCGTGCCTGCGTACATCTACACGGGCGGCGACGCCCGCTACTACCCGACCCTGGGCGTCGAGGCCAAGCCGGCCGACGACGACGGGCCCGCCACGGTCGCGCAGTTCGACGCGCGGCCCCCGGCGCCCGCCGAGGGCGAGCCGCCGCAGGAGCAGCCCGAGAGCGCCCGCTGGGTGCCTGACGACGGCCGCTGGGAGCCCACCAAGAAGAAGCCGACCCCGGCCCCGGCCGTCGAGTACGCGGTGCCCGCGGACGACGCCAAGAAGGAGGACTGATGCCTCAGCCCACGTTCCAGTCGTTCCTCGGCATCGCCAAGGAGACCGTCTACGGGACGCCGGTCGCCGCAAGCGCGTTCATCCCGGTCAAGACGATGTCCCCGTCCGACAAGATCACGCTCCTGGACGACCAGGGCATGCGCGGCTCGATGGTGTCCACCTACGACAGGATCTCCGGCCCGATCTGGGCGGAGTACGGCTTCGACGGCGACGTCTTCCCCGACACCCTCGGCTGGATGGTCACCGGCGTCCTCGGAGACCTCGCCACCACGGGAGCCAGCGCACCGTTCACCCACGCCGCCGCGGTCCTCAACAGCGGCACGGGCCAGCCCCCGTCGTACACGCTGTCGGACTACTACACGATCAACACCCGGCAGTTCGCGGGCCTGAAGTTCTCCGAGCTGGGCCTGAAGTTCTCTGGCGACGGCCTGCTCACGTACTCGGCGAAGGCCACCTCGCTGGCGTCGGCGACCACCACCAAGCCCACCACCAGCTACACGGCTGTGCAGCCGCTGGCCGGCTGGGTCGGCGCGGTCAGCATCGGCGGCACGGCGTCCGCGTTCGTCGTCGACGGCGAGTGCACGATCAAGCGGCCGATCACCGTCATCCACACCGCCGACGGCACCCAGGCGCCTTACGCGCTGTGGTCCGGCCCCGTCGAGGCCTCGGGGAAGCTCACGCTGGTCATGGAGGACGACACCCAGCTGACGAACTACCTCACCAACGCCAAGCCGTCCCTGGACATCAACTACCAGAGCGGCGCGGGCGCGGCCGCGGTGCAGGTCAAGCTCCACATGAGCAAGGCCGCGTTCACCAACGCCGAGGTCGGCCGCGGCAAGGACTACATCGAGCTGTCCGTGGACTACGACGCCCTGGCCAACGTAACGGACGTCGGCACGTCCGGCGGCTACTCCCCGATCAAGGTGACGCTGCAGAACGCCGTCGCCTCCGGCACCTACAAGTAAGGAACATCCGTGGTCACCACCCTCGACCCCACCCAGCCCCACCGCGTCGAACTCCCCGGAGGCTGGGCGGATCTCCGCCCGGTCTCCGACATCACCGAGCGGATGCGGCGCCCCATCAAGCGCCTCACCGCCAAGCTGACGTCCTACCCGGCGTTCATGGACGCGGTGAAGGACGCCAGCGAGACCACCAAGGACGGCACCGAGCTGTCGCCAGCCGACCAGCTCGCGCTCGCGGCTGGCATGGGCGACGCCTTCGACGCCCTGGAAGAGCTGCAGGACGCCCTGGTCGTCGCCGTCGTGCGCGGCTGGTCCTGGGAGGGCGGCATCACGCTGGACACCGTCCTGGACCTGCCCGGCCCGGCCCTGGACGCGCTGCGCAAGGCCGTCGGCCCGTGGCAGAACGCGATGAACCCGAACTTCGAGCCGACCCCGGACCCGGCGTCCCCTACCGAGCCCTCCAGCGACTGAGGGGCCAGCTGGAGGGACTGTTCGAGTACGACACCGCGGACCTGCCGGCCGAAGAGCTGCGGACCTGGCGGCTGTGCACGCTGCTGAAGAAGCTGCCGTCCGAGCTGGAAGACGAGTCGGCGACGGGCCTGGACTGGCTCCTGGCCGTCGACGACACCGTGGTCAAGGCCCGCAGCAACATCCAGAAGCGGGAGGCCAAGCATGGGTAGCGTCACCGGCGCCGGTGGAATCTCGGTGCGCGTCAAGGGCGTGCGTGAAGCCGAGGCCAGCCTGACCCGCATGAACCGCGAGATCGACCTCGCCACCCTGAAGGCACTGAAGGCCACCCAGGCGCTCGCGAAGAAGAGCATCCGCTCCGGACTACGAGGACGTCCCCGGTGGGACCACCGGGGGGCGTCCAGCCGCACCGGGGACGCGGTCAAGCTCGACCTGACCCCGCACCACGTCACCAAGTCCGGCGGCCCCGGGCGGCTGACCGGCGAGCTGTCCAAGGGCGTCGGCGGCGTCCGGCGGCCCAAGCCGCTGCCCGGTGGCGGCTTCCAGGGCGGCGTGGGCGTCGGCAAGGGCGTCCGCAACCTCTACAAGAAGCGCCTCGAGGCGCAGTACCCGTACTTCCGCCCTGGCCTGCGCAAGGCCGAGCCCAAGATGACCGCTGTGTGGAACGCCGCCTGGGCGAAAGCCACGCGCTGACCGAAGGGAGATGACCGCATGGGCGCGTTGCCTCCGGTGTTCATCGAGTTCCTGGGCAGCTCCGCGGGCGTCGCCACCGCAGTGCGTGGCGTGAAGACCGAGCTGGCCACCGTCGACGCCGAGGGCGCCGGCAGCTTCCGGAAGACCGGCCTGCTCGGCAAGGCCGCGATCCTCGGCCTGGGCGTCGCGGCCGGCGAAGTCGCCCGGCGCACCGTGTCGATGGCGGGCGACTTTCAGCAGCAGATGACCCGCGTGCGCACCGGCGCGGGCGAGGCCGCGGCCAACATGAAGACTGTCTCCCAGGGCGTGCTGTCGATGGCCGGGCAGGTCGGCCAGTCCACGACCGAGCTGACCTCCGGCCTCTACATGGTCGAATCCGCCAGCTACCACGGCACCGCAGCACTGAACGTGCTGAAGACCGCGGCTGAGGGCGCGAAGGTCGGAAACGCGGATCTGAAGACCACCACCGACGCGGTCACCACCGCGATGAACGCCTACAAGTCCGGGGCTGCCTCGGTCGTACCGACGATGAACGCGTTGATCGCGACCGAGTCCGAAGGCAAGACGAACCTC